GAGAAGTTTGTGTTTTTGTTTCATAACCTCTTGACTGGATTTTTGTTGGGCTTTGTTAAGTAAACAATCAATTGCTCCCTCTTTTAAAGCACGTGTGACACGTCCTATAAGAATTGCTTTCAATTCGGCTACCCGATATACATACATATCTGCTGCTTCGTATCCGTTTTCTAGGAGGGTTGCGTATAAAAATATCATAACATTGCGCTTTTTAAAAGGGAGTAACTTGTGACTACAGTTTCTCACTGCCCGTCCTATCGTTTGCTCAATGCGATTTGTATTATACCATGGTTCAAGAATATGGACTTGGCGGATATTAGCAAAGTCAAGACCTTCTGAACCAGCCCGTGAAATGATGATGATTTTTATAAGTGAACCATCGACGTTTTCTTTTCCCGAAGCTATTTTCACTGATAATTTGTTGTCCGGCGATAAATCTTCATTACCGGTAATCATCGTATACATTATTCCCTTTTTATGTTTTGGTGGCGTTTTTAGGAGATTTGGAGCACCATAGCGCTGACAACCCATTTCCTCCAGAGCAAGAGCAAGAGGAATTACCCCACCGTCCAAAAACTGCGAATAAACAAGACAAATACCCTCATTCTCGGTAATTGCTTTTGTTATGTTTTTTAACTTTACACTATATTTTCCAAGATGTTTTTGTGAAAATATCCGTCCGTATTTTTCTTCTATTGAAGGTTTATATTCATAATCTGTTTTATTTTTTCCAAATGTCATCGTGCGCTCGAGACCTTCAATACCTACCATTTTTGCTACACCAATCTCTAGCATGTCTGCTTTGTTCTCACTGGGATAGGTCATATTCAATGCCTCTAGTGGTTTTTGAAGCATGGTATATCCAAAACGCTCCATCATCTCTGGTTTCAACTTTGAGACGTCCTGCTTCTCTCTTATCTCGTCAATGATAAAGTTGTACACCTGGTTTTGATAAGATCCCATTTCAACACAATACAGGTCAAGATATTCCATTCCCTGAATAATATCTCCACCAAGAATCGTTTTGGAGGGATAACGATGAACTTTTAATGAATTGTCTGATTTAAAATCATGAGGAAAAATGCGATACGGAAAGGTATATGGATTATCACCTTTTACGAAAGACACATACCCCCGCGCTTTTCGCATCAATAATGCTTTTCCTTCTTCTTCACCGGTTACACTTATTCTGAAATTCCCATCTTTGTCGAATACTTCGCGTGGATCAATAACTGACCTTTTATCATTTTTATTCATTAAATTTATTAGCCAAACAATTTCGCGCGGGTCATTATACATAGGGGTTGCTGATAAGAGTATCAGTGACATTGACGATACATATGTAGTAAGTGTGTCTAGCTGGGATGCAACCAGTTTCTCTTTCTTACTGGTGCTCGAACGTATATTATGAACTTCATCAATAATAATAAGACGCCCACCAAATGTCTCACGTAGACGGCGACCTTTTAGTTCTTCACGCTGTTTTTCAGTGAGCGTTTCCGGAGTATTTGAACGCTTGATAATAAAATTGGCAAATTCACCGTAACCCATAAAGACATAATAACTTTTAATGATTCGGTCTACCTGTTTTATAATGCGTTCACGAGAGACTCCTTTTAGGTTTACTGGATTAATTTCAGAGAGAAATTTTTGCCCACTGCATCCTTGAATGCTCCATACCCCGCCTATTTTTTTCATTTTGCGCTCATCAAACAACTGTTCTCTAAAATTGGTTTGAACGTTTGGTGACGCAACTATGATTATTTTTTTAGTAATTCCCATTTGTTTCATATAATTCCGCATTTCTTCACTGATACCAATAGCAGAACACGTCTTTCCAGTTCCTAGTCCGTGATATAAAAGCAATGAATTATAAGGCGTATTTATGGAAACAAAGTTTTTGACAAATTGTTGGTGAGCACTTAATTCGAAAGATGCTGAACATAATCTATCGGACTCCTCATCCGCGCTTTTTTCCGGGAATGAAATGGATTGTTCATTAAATTCTTTGCGTTTTGCTATTTTAATATTGAACGATGGGTCATTAATATCTGGATATAAATCATCCATATATAGTATACAGTGACTTTTTATTTAATAAAGAATCAACCTTTTTTACAATTTTAATTCGTTCTAAATGATATGGACGAATCGTTTTTAATAACTCTTCATAAGTAACCCATTTAGCATCGCTAATTTCACTTTTTTGATAGTGTATGGGTTCACACAAACCAATACTCGTTCCTATTTTCGTATTATCGAATTTTGCTAAAAAATAAGAGTCCCTATATGCTTGATAATTTGAACCAATAATAATTTCATCAAATGGACAAACATTATCAATAATATCAATTAATTGATTATCAAATCCAGTTTCCTCGCTCCATTCTCTTAATCCACAAACTTTAGCTTCTTCTTTAAAATTTTTGCGTCCTTTTGGAAAACCCCATTCCGGTGCATCCCAAGATGAACTACAATTCTTTATGAGTGATTCTGTATTGTAATATTCATTATTTACAGTAACACCTCTCTTTAATATATTAAACTTTTCATTAGCGAATGTTTTTTCATTTTGAAAATATTGATTTTTGGGTGAACCCCATAGTTCTTTCCAAATATCCAAAAATGGGAGCGTAAGTATATTTTCCTTTTCTTTATTCGTCATTTCAAAGATAATATCCATAATCTGATTTTTATTATTGATAAAATATTTTCCTCGCATAAAATCAATATATCCAAATGTGTGTTTCCGACATACTGTCAAATATTCAATTTCGTTGTTATTCTCTCTAAAGGTAATAATTCCATAACTAACAATCGGTTTTCGGCAATTATGAAAACTATGTCCTGTTTTATCGCAATTGTTGCAATAAATTTGCATTATTAAGTTACTCAAGCGAAAGTTTTATATCCCTTTGATACAAATGAACGATAGTGCTGTATGGGGGCCACAATTCTGGTTTGTTTTACATAGGGTAGCATTTAATTACCCTTTACATCCCAATAAAGTAACTAAAAAAAAGTATTACGATACTATCATGAATATTCCGCTATTTATACCAAATCCTGAAATGGGTAATACGTTTGGTAAGTTATTAGATAGTTACCCCGTGACTCCTTATTTGGACTCTCGCGAATCCTTTATTAAATGGACACATTATATACATAATCGTGTAAATGAAAAACTTGGAAAACCAACACTGAATTATGCTGATTTTATTTCAATGTATACATGTAGTAAACCTTTAAAAAGCGAAGGTGGTTTAGTAAATGTATTGAAAAAATTGGCAGGTGGTAATAAAAATGCCATTGTTGTGAGTATATTACTAATTATAATCGCAGGTATATATAAGCTACTATGAAACTCGAGTTAGTTATTTTAGGAACTACTGCTTTTTTTATTGCCAATGCTTACCATGAGGGTAAGTATGTGGCACTATTGAAATCATGGAAAAAATATTACCAAATGGCCTTTTATGGATTTTTAGGATTATCTCTCTATCTTTTTTTGAAACGGCATCCCAATGAGTCGCATAGTCTTATAAAACACGCAAATGGTATTATTAAATATATGCCTATCGATAAGGACACGACTGACTTATTAACACCTGTATTTGATTTTACAACTAATTCCTTAGGTTCATCGCGTGGTGAATCACGCTTATTGAAATCGGGTATTGGTAGTGTTGGTAGTATTGGTGGTGCCACCACACAAGGTTATAAACCAACCAAACGTTCGGTAAGTGAGACAAAGAAAAAGTATGTAGCGTCCCAACAAAATTGGCGTTGTCAGGATTGCTCCGAACAATTAACTGCTTGGTTTGAGGTCCATCATAAAATACCATTAGAACATGGTGGTTCCAATCATATTGATAATTTAGTGGCTCTCTGTCGAAATTGCCACGGCGCCCATACAGCTCTTGATAATTTATAGATATAATATAATATAGTATAGTAATGGTTTCATTAAGAGATTTACGAGAAATTCTCACTAATCAAACTGGCAATATTACCAAACTCACTTTTATACTCTTAGTTCTCTATATTATTATCTGGAGTTTGCTTTTTAAGTTTGACCCCAGTGGTGAGGGTAAGATTGGGGGTGCTCTCGGTGTAACAGTATTTACATTAGGACTAGGGGTATTCTTTTTGCTATTTATGATGATATACAATAGCGACCTTTTATTTGGTATGCCAGAACTGACCCTACAAAATTTGTGGTCTGTAGGAAAAATATCGGGAGTTGTTCTTTTAGGCGTCCTGGGTTTTTTTGCGCTGAATACCCTATTTTTTCATTTTTTAGGAAATCCACCTGCTTCTCGTGATTTTTTCAGGGTCACCAATATTCTCATCTTTTCAACAACATTGCTTTTTATTTTGTATCAGGTTAAGGAATATCGCTTCGAAAATAAGTATTTACAATTATTGCGAAATAGTATTCTGTATATTCCGTGTTTAATCTTTAATTTAATCGATTGGATTAAATATCAATATAGCATTACGACTCCAACAGCATTAATTATTTTAGGAATCGATGTAGCATTAATAGTGATGAAGTTTATGGTATGGCCAAAGATTGCGTTGTTTCTTAAACATTATCAATCTCAAGGCAATGTTTTACTTGAGGGACCCCTATTTTTAAATACTAAAACAGATTTAGGAACATACGAGAATATGAAGGTTGTAAAAGAGAATAGAAATTTTAAGTATCATTACGGAATATCATTCTGGGTTTACATTAATCCACAACCACCGAATACAAGCGCAGCATATAATGAGTATTCTATTCTTTTTGATTACGGAGGCAAACCCACTCTCTTGTATAAAGCAGATGAAAATAAACTAAAAATACAGATGAAAATGAACGATGAATATACGAAAAATATCTATTTAGGTTCGGATTTAAAATTACAAAAATGGAATCATTTCGTAATAAATTACGATGGAGGAACCCTCGATATTTTATTGAATGATGTGCTTTTATCGTCAACCGGTTCTATTGCCCCCTACATGACATTAGACATTGTTTCGGTGGGGCAAAACAACGGAATAAACGGTGGAATCCGCGATGTTGTTTATTTTAGGAATCCCATTGTATAATAAAATCTATAGTGATAATATATAGAGATGAGTTTACTCACCATTTTATTTATTATCATTGCCTTAGTGGTATTTTATTACATTTATAAGGGTATTACAACTACAGGAGCAATCACATCGCTCACAGACGCTAAAACATCTCAAACAATCGACCCATCAAAATTGGTGAGTAATAGTGGTACAAACAATTATACTTATTCCATCTGGATGTATGTGGATAATTGG